GGCGGATGCCCCACTCGCCGGCGTCGAACTCGACGCCGGCGATCGTCTCCGGCTCGTCGAGCACCTCGCTCCGCTCGAGCTCGGTGTGGCCGTCGGGGAACGCAGCGTGCATCACCCCGTCCGCGGTGGCCGGGTTGTACATCGCCTCGACGCCGTCCGGATCGAGCCAGTCGAGCTGGCGGTCGAGTTCGTAGGGCGTGAGGACGACGCCGGTCGCCGTCATCTCGTCATTATCGGTCGCCTTGATCGCGACCGTCTTTGAGAAGCGGCGCGGCTCGTCGTGTCCTGTCATGTGTTGAGTGCCGGGAAGGTGCCTCGCTCAGCGGCCCCGGCGGGGCGTGAGGTCATCGGTGACTGCGCTACGTGTTCAGTCGCTCGCCAGCCTGCAGTGCGTCAAGCTCGTCGTCGGTGAGTTCGTCCGCGAACACTGGGACTATCGTACAGCGGCACGAGACAATCTCCCCAATCGGCGCCGTCGGGTCGCCCGGGTGGTTCATGTAGACGCCGTCGACATCGAACGTCGTGTCGACGGGCACGATCTGGCCGTCCGTCACCTCGTGACTCTCGCGCTGCCGGCCGTCAATCTCCGTGAGCCACTCCTCGCCGACGACCGAGTCGGCATCCTCGAACGCCGAGTGACTACCCGCGTTCGACGTCGAAATCGTGCCTGTCCGAGCGGCCCTCGTCGCGACGTGATCCTCAAGCCGACCCTCGAACAGCTCGTCGTTGAGCTGCTCGGCGATGTCGTCGATACTGAGTCCGTCCTCATGGGCCCCCCGGAGCCAGCGGGCTGAGTCCTCTGTGATCGTGTCGAGTGTCGAGTCGGCTGCCGTTTCGACCCAGTCGTCGATGATATCGAGTGTTCGATCCGGAACGACGTCGAACGCGACGTCCAGCTCGAAGCGTCGCCCGGCGATCGCCCGGCCCGCCGCGGCACCGCGCTCGCCGCCCTCGCGGAACACCGCCTCGAAGTCGTTCGTGTAGTTGCCGACTCGTGAGGTGAGTTCCGACCGGATCGTCTCCAGCGAGGCGAGGTCGTCGTCGGTCGCCCCGTCGACCCACGCCTCGATGTCAGCCTCGAGCGGGCCGAGCGCGTCGCGATACTCGTCGAGAAACCACTGAAACGCGCGCTCTTCCTCCGGGCCGAACTCCTGTTTACACAGCAGGCGTCGCTTCCGCGTCTGGCGGACATCCGCGGGGGAGCACACCGAACACATGTGAGTTAGTCGTCGGCAGTCGCGCCACGCTGAATCCGAGCTGCGGCCTCGACATCGGCGACCGCGTCGGACACGCGGTCGTCGACGCGATCGTCGATCTCCTGGCTGATGACGTCGCCCATCCCGCCGCGGCCGCCGACCTCGGAGAGGAGCAGCTCGCCGATAGTGTCGTCACGAGGTTCCATCCCGAACAGGCCGAGCGCTTGGTTGACCGTCATGGCCGGGCCGACCGCGTTGACGGTCTGGGCTGCGATCTCGGTCTGTCGCTTCTCGTCCGTCCCGCCCTTGGTGACAAACTCGATCGTCCAATCCTGGACGCCGAGGATCTGCTGGTGGATGACGCGATAGAGTCGCTCGGCGAACCGCTCCTGTGCGGGCTTGATGACCTCCTGCGTGAACTCTCGGATCGCCTCCTCGCTGTTCGAGTTCGTGGCGTCGTGCTGGCCGAGTACTTGGAGCGGCACCTCGTGCACCTTCGCGATGTCCTTCTCGTTCATCTCGCGGAAGCGCTCGAAGGACATGTCTTCCTCGCCGAACTGCGCCATCGGCTCGACGCGGATCGTCACGTTCGACGCGGTGCCCTCGCTCAGCATCTCGTTCGGCGAGTCGGTGAGCTCCTCGGCGTCGAGGATCCACGCCCCCGGTTCGTCGCCCTTGCGAAGGCCTGCGATGTGCTCGCGAACGTCACCACGCGCCTGCTCGGTCAGCTCGCCACCCTCGACGATGACGACGTAATCGAGCATCAGGTCGTTCTCGACCCGCTTGCGGTTGAACCGCCGTGCCTCCTGGTCGGCGATCATCGTCTGGATCTCTGCGATCCACGCCGGGAGCCCGTAGTACAGCGTCTGGGCGTGCAGGTTCGGGACGAACAGCAACTCGTTCGCGGGCGTGCCACCGGCGTTCTCCAGCGCCTCGCGAGAGTCGTAGACGTCGCCCGTCTCCTTGTCCACGTACGTCGGGTCAGGGGTGCCGTTGAGGTCCTCCCCTTGCCGGTCGCCCGCCTCTGCGAAGTAGACCGTCTCGCCGTTGCGCTTCTGGACGTAGCCGTGTCCCGCGACGCGCTCGTTTGTGTCGGCGTCCTTCGAGCGCTTCACGCGGACGGTCTTCGCCGGGAGGTACGCCATGCCCGCCGGCTCGTCATCGTAGCCGGCGTACATGATCTCGAGTGCTTTCCAGCCGATGCCGTGGAAGTCCTTCCGGCCCTTCTCGAAGACCTCTGTCGGCGTTGCCGCCGGCGTCCCTTTCGGCCCGGTCTTCCACTTGGTCGTCCGGCCGTGCCAGAACCCCTCGACGACGTCACGCTCCGCCTCGCTCGGGTTTTCGGCCTGTGGATGCGGGACGATCTCGAAGCCAAAGCCGACCTCGCGCTGCGCCTTCTTCTCGATGGCGATGGCGTGCGTGCCGTTGAGCTCCTGGAAGCCAGCGAGGATCGACGGATCGTACGGCGGTTGGATGCCGTTTCCGACCGTGATCCCCACCGTTCGGTGGTCGAGTTGGTCGGTGTCGCCAGCGGAGTCGGCGGCCTTCTGCATCTTGACCAGCGTCGACCCGACCGTGTCGGAGACGGTCGCGTTACTCATCGTCGCTCTCCTCCTCGTCGTCATCGTCGTCGACGGTGGCGCGGACGTCCTCGACGAACGCCGTGCCGCCCTCGACCGCGTGCTTGTCTCGTGACATGATTATGTGATGAGGTTGCTCCCACCCGTCTCGCCGTCAGCCTCTGTGGCGTCGCCATCCTGTCCGTACTCGAACCGACGCAAGCCCTGCTCGGCCATGTACCACGCCGCGATCAGGTCGGGCGTGTGCCCCTGCAGCGTCCCGTCATCGAGCTCGAGTGAGAGCGCCGCCTGGATCCAGTCTTCCGTCGCGTCATGACCGCGGTAGAACTGGATGCCGCCGTTCTCGACGAGCGTTCGCAGCCGCGGGATGCCGTTCTCCCACGAGTGCTTCTTGCCCGTCGTCGAGATCCCAGTCACTTTCGCGCGGAGCTCGGGTGAGAACTCGATCGCGTCGTTGACGACGTACTGCTGCATCCCGTTGTCCTCGATGACGATCAGTGCCGGGTCGTACCGCCGGTCGTACTCCTGGAGCTGGGCCTTGATCGTCGACGGCGACATGCCCTGCTCGGAGCGGGCGTCCAGGAGGACGCGCTCGCCCGACCGCCGGAGCAGCTGGACCACGAATGCAGCGTCGTCGCCAGTCGGGCTCTGGGCCGGGTCGTGCCCGACGACGATCGCCTCGCCGGCGCCGGCGCGGTACTTCCGCGGAGGCGACCGACCGCGGATCGAACAGCCGCCGTCGTCGACGTCGAGGTCGACGTCACCGGACTGAATGAGGTTGCCCGACGCGCCGCGGATGACCATGCAGAACTCCCGCCAGAACAGATGCGGGCTCATCTGCTCGTACTTGTCGCGGAGGTACTGCGGGCCGCGGGCCTCGGGCCAGAGCACGTGGACGGTGTCGCCACCCTCGGAAAGCGGGTTCTCGACCTCGGTGTAGAGCTCCTCCGGCGGCCGGCGTATCTCCCAGTCGCCGTCACTGCCGAACTCCTGATCCCACACCTCGAGGATGGCCGGGTACTCGGTGAAGTCGTACGCCTCGCGACTGGCGATGTGGCGGTAGATGTCGTCGGGTTTCTTTCGCGTCCCGATGATCGCGGTCTTTCCCGAGTCCTTCACCATCGGCACGGTGACGCCCTCGATCCACGTGAGGATCTCCGACGTCGAGCCGTCGCCGCGCTCCTTGATGACGTCGTCGAGGATCAGGAGGTGCGAGCGGTCGCCCTCGATCCCGCCGAAGAGCCAGCCGGCGTACAGCATCGAGCCGTTCTGGAACTCCTTCGCCTCCTTGGTATCGCGGACGGCCTCGGCGTTGAGCGTGGTGAGCCACGGGTTCCGGTCCACCATCTTCCAGAACTCCGTGTCCGCCTTCTTGTGCGCCTGCCCCTGCGTGTTGGTGATCCAGTGAGCGCGGAAGCCCTCGATGTACTCGAGGCAGGCGATGAGGTAGCCGAGTGTGAACGTGGTCTTCAGCGAGTCCCGGTGGGCGAGCATCCCGATGTTCTGGTCTGACTGGAACTGCTCCGCCCAGTGAACGTGGACATCGCCGATCGGGACGTGCGGGTCACGCTCGCCCGCCATGTAGCCCTCGGTGAGACGGTTGAAGTAGACGTCCCACGGGCAGCCATCGAACGGGTTGAGGACGTCCCGCTGCACGACCGGATCTGCGAACTCTTCCCAGATCTGCTCGGCTTCCTGCTCCGGCTTCAACTCGTCGACGGCACTACTCATCGCGATCCTCGTACTTTTGCTGGAGCGTTTTGCGGAGCAGATGCTTGGTCTCGTCGTCGACGGTGTGTTCTGTGGTCTGGTCGACCTCTGTCTCGACCTCGCGCTTCTCCGTCTTCTTGTAATCGTACGAGCTCGCGAGGAGGAACTTCGCCATCGACGAATCGACATCGTCGTCACGGAGACCACCCTCGATTAGCTCGGACTCGCCTCGTGCGCGAGCGCGCTCGAAGCTGCTCCGGAAATCCGGGTGTGCCTCGAGGTAGCGGTTGAGTTGTGCCCACGAGGAGACGCCGGCGGCGCGTGCACAGCCACGCTCCGACTTCCCCTGCCGGGCAGCCGCAAGGATGTCCTCGTGGTCACTCTCGCCGATCGCGAAGTCACGCCCTTTCGAGGAACCGCCTTCCTCGTCGAGGATCGCGCGGGCAGAAGCCTCACCCAGCAGGTGGACGTCGGCGAGCTCGTCGACGCTCGCGTCCTGGACGTCGGCGACGGTCTCGAAGCCAGCCTCGCGTAGCTGCTCCGCTATCGCATCGCCGACGCCGTCGATCTCGGTGAGGTCCTCGGTCATGTACTGTTACCGCAGCTCTTCGCGAGCGGCGATCTGTGCGTCGACGTAGATGTCGACATCGACCAGCCGAAGCTTCGCCCGGATAAGGTCGGTTGGTTCGTCCGCGTCGACACCGTCGAAGTAGGTCGCGATCTTGGCTGCGAGGTCTGGGTCGCTCGCCGGCGAGATCATCTCCCACGAGAGTGTCTTCATCTCATCGCGGTTCATGTCGATCTCGTCGGGCGTGGGAGCCTCGGCGATGAGTTCCTGGTAGGCGTCGGCGGCGTCGGCGTGCTCGCGCTCTCGGTACTCCGCTTCAGTCTCTGGGAGCGGCTCGTCGTCCGGCAGCTCGCCAAGGATGACTTCTCGGTACTTGTCGTTCGGTTCGATCGTGACTGTGGTTCTGTATGGCATCGGTTGAGGTTCGGATGTTGAGGTTCGATGCTCCCTAGCACGACGCGGCCCGCGTACTAGGGCGATAGTCATGGTGTCGAACAAATCACAAAGTCTGGGTCGTCACACCTCTCGCGGTGGCTCGTCTCCTCATCGGCGATCGCCTCGATGCAGTCCCAGCAGTGGTCGCGGAACCAGCCGCGGTTGTCCTTGTTCTCGACTGGACCATCGCAGCGGTCGCACTCGCCAGACACGTTACTCGTCGCTATCTGAGTTCTCGGCCTGAATCTCGCGAGCGGCCTGGATCAGCGCGAGGTATTCGCCGAGTTCAACGCCGTTGTACGCAGCGAGCGTCACGAGCCCGAGTATGCCGAGGATCGTCGGATCACCGCCACGGGAGATGGCGTAGAAAGCGAGCCCGGCCACGGCGAGGTTGACGATCGTCGCCTTGAGTACCTTCGCGAGCTTGATCATCGGGAGTGTCTCCTGGTCATCGCGAATCGTCTGTTTGTACTCGTCGACGACGTCGTCGCGGCAGTACCACGGGCGGGCAGATGCTTGTGCGCTCATGAGACATCCATCAAGGGCTGGCAGTCGCACGGGACCGCGGAGTCCAGCCGGCAGCCACACTCCGGGCAGCGGTTCGGTCGGTATCTCAACGGCATGGGCGGGGTGTCACTCATACGTCTCACCTAGCGGTAGTCGCGAAGGTCGAGCGGCTCGTCCACCGACAGCCACGCTTGCGTACTCGACGGATCGTAGAACGCGAGCGGGCTCGCCTCGCCCTCAGTCGTGACGACGGAGACGGTATCCGTGTCGAACTGGTGGCTCGCAGTGGGGTCTTGGTGCATCATGGGTCGTAGCGCCGCGTGTCGATCGGAAAGACGCCGGTGACGCCGTCGTCGCTCACGCCGTGGCAGGTCGCGACGCCCTGGTGATCACTCGGCACGCGGCCGCCGATGCTCTCGACGAACTCGCCTGCTGGCTTCGGCGATGGCGACGCGATGATCGGCGG